CCACCACCCTTACCGCCTTGCGGGCGGACTTGGCCCCGCACATCCTTGCGGAACGCTGCCAGCGGCAGATCAGGAATGTCTATGTTTGCGTATCGCATCGCCTAGCCTCAGCCATTTGCATTCGTCTCTGAACATCCGGAATACCCAAAGATCGCCCTTAGGGTGTGCATCTTTCAATTTGCACTCCACGGAGAACCCCAGATCTTCGGTAAAGCGTTGGCTAACCTCGTTGTCTGGATTCACTGTCGTGGTGATCCTCTTGACCCCTAGCTGGTTAAAGGGGTAATCGAAGATCAGCCACATATACGTCTTGTTCGCCCATTGCCCCTCTGCGGCGATGTGGCATACAACGTTCGCGCCATTGCAGTCCTCGTAGAGAACTCCGGCGACCAGCTTCCCATCCTTGAACCGGCCTATCGCTGTATAGCGGTCAGCCATGTATTGCATGTTGGCTCTTTGCGCCACCCACGGCCCCACCAGGCCCGCATCGAAGCAGACCTCGGTTCCGTTGATGTTCATCAGAGAATGCCGGCGACCTGAAAGACGTAGCTCGTCGAGGCCCACTCGGTATTGGAAATGTTGCTTTGCACCTTCAGGCGAAGGGCTGCCGCGTTATAGACGCCGCCTACCGTGTTCCATCCGGATAGTGGGCGGATAGACCCCCCCCAAACCATCTCTCCCCATATCATCTGCCCCCAGACCATTCCACCCGGATCGGCGTAGGTCAGCGACCCGGTAGGCTCCTGGGGGACGTAATCCCCGTTGATTCCGTAAAGAATCGATGGATTGCCGTCAGACAAGACATACGGCCGGATCATCGTGAAGTACTTGTTGATCGCCGTCAGGCCAAAGTCCTGGAATGACTGAAGGGCGTCCGCGACGATCATGCTCTGGCCGTCGATGTTCCCCGTCCAAGCCTTCTTTACAGAATTCGAGTCGCCGAAGAATAAGCCCAGTGATGTCGTCTTGACCGTCCTCGCATCCCACCCCGTGAACTTGGTCCACGCCCCGGTAAGCGAATTCTGAGCGTATTGGAAGTTCCTTCCACCTCCGGCCGGGATGTTCAGGATCAGGGCATTCTGCTCCGGGAACATGCATAGTTCCCAGCCGAAATTCTGCCGATACTGGTACACCGCCACGTTGACGCTGTTCTGGATCTTGTCCGAGACCGCTGCCCTACGATCAATGCTGCTCGATAGGAGCGCCCTACCCAACGGCATTACGCCCGCCTCGCACAGGACCATGAGATCCCCGCCGACTTTCACCGCGCATCGCCTGCCTATCGGCTGGCCCAGGTAGAAGAGACCAACCAGCCTCCAGGTTTCAGCAGATTCCGGGTCCGTTCCAGCGTACACCGCAACCTCGCCCTCGCTCGTCAGGAATACAGCGTGATCATCAGCACCTTCGCCTGCGTCGATGGTCCAGGTGTACATGCCAACAAGCCATCCTCCACGTCGGAAGATCGCCCCGAGATCGAAGTCCGTCGCCGCCCCCGCAATACTTGAGGTCGGCAGATACCACACCCGAAGGGAGTCGCGCTCGACCATGTAGATACGGTTCTTGAACAAGCATCCTTGGATCAGCAAGGATGTCGTCACCCCGGTAATGGCATTGGTCGAACTGTCGTTGACCGACTCCCAATCCGTGCCGTCGTAAAGCAGCGGATCATCCTGCCCGTTGAACAGAAACAGGAAACTACCCCCAGGCGTGGTGATCGCGGCCTCTTGCCATCGATCATTCGATTGCCCTGATACGACGGGCGTATCTACCACTCCCGAAGCCGTGATGTCGTAGATATCACCCGCGCTCGCGGCGAACAGTTCGTTCAAGCCATCCGTGGGGCAATACTCCACTATCGTCTCTACTGGACCCTCGAACCCGGTAGCCCAATCCACAGACCCAGATCGCACAACTAGCTTCGACGGCTGCGGCCACCAGTTTTCAAGAATGACCGCATCCTTCTCCGGCATGTCAGCCAGCGCATCCCGATCGTTCAGACCTCCAACAGGAGCAGGAATCGTCTTCGAGCGCCCGGTCTGGTTACCGTCGCGGCGAAGGCCTCTACGCGTTCCAGTTGCCATCGGGGATATTGCAGTTATTCAGGAAACGGCGCCCCAGCGTCGAACTGAGCCGCAAAGCCGGAGCGGACTTGTTCTGTCCCTTGCAGGCCTCAAGCAGTCGCTTGTAGTCTTCGTCGTCGTATGGGAGACCCTTTGCCTTCCTCCAGCGAAGTTTGAGCCCCTCTTTCATAAGGTTCTCATCGAACAGGAAGGTATCCTCGTCGCTCAGGAAGCGGTTGTAGTGCTCGCCGCTCGGACCCACCACCCAGTTTTTCGATATGTACTCGAACGCCAGGGTTTCGCCGTCAGGAGGAGCGTTCAGGAGCACAACGTCCCCGCCCTGGATGCGGAACAACGTCTCCACGCAGGCGCTGACGTAGGACCCCTTGAACGTCTCCCAGGACTGGGAGGACAAAGGCCCGATCATGGGCCAATGCGTGCTGCGGTTCCACTCCGTCTGCGGGATCTGGCGATTCCAGTCATTCGGAAGCTGATAGCGCACTTGCCCGGAAACGGTCGTGATGTTCGCCACCACCGTCAGTTGTTGCCACTCGTATTCCCGAACCAGGTCATTGCCGAGTCGGTTAGAGAGCGCCAGCATCTGAAGGATCTGCGGATCGGCCGAGCCGACTATTCGGTTGGGCGCAGTCAGGCCAAGCTCAAGGCATAGGTCAGCGATGAAGGTTTGCAGCGTAGTAGGCTGCGCCGGTATCGGGCCGGGTAGGATGATTGGCATTAGTTGGACTCCAGAGCTGAAATCCGAGCCTCAAGACGCCGGACGAGATTCAACAAAGGCACCACCAATCGCGCGTACTGAACACCCTCGGCCTGCAAAGGCGCATCGGTATCGGGCACGGTTACGTTGACCTTTTCAACGCCGATCACATTGCCGTCTGCATCGCATTTATCGATCTCCTGCTCAACCTCTTTCATGGGGTGTCCCCAATGAACGAGGCGAGGATCGACCTGTGCGACTTCCTCCGCAATCAGGCCGTACCAGGACCAGTCCGGCCGGTCTCCCTCACACTTCGATCGATACCAGACCGGGCGCAGATCAAGCAGAGCATCAGCGCGCGAGTCGTCCATGTCCTCGACATCGCGCTTGTAGCGGATCGAGGAGGTCGAGCGCTGCAACAGTCCATTGCCGGCAATGTTGACGTTGGCATCGTTGCTGGTGGTAGCGTTGTAGCTGCCCACGGTCGTGATCGTGCCCTGGAATCGGTTCGGAGCATCCCCGAAGGCGTAGAAGTTCCAGCAGTTGGCACCATCCGCAATGGCACTCCACACGCCGTAGACATTGGTCGCCCCGCCAAGAGCATCGATTCGCGCACCGTACAGATTCGTGACTGTCTGGTTCGTCCCCGAGTTGAACGATTGGGCTCGCAGGAGCGCAACGATGGAGGTGGTGTAGGCCGATCCCGAGTTGCCTCCCGTCAGAGTCGTGACAACTCCGCCTATGGCAGAAGTGGCGTCGGAGCCATAGACAGTCCCGACATGGACACCCTCCTGCGTGGCCGACCCCGACACCGCGGCAGTTGTCCGCACAGCCTGGTTTGCCAAGGCGCTGTTTCCGAAGCAGACGCGCCCACCCGAAAGCATGTCCGTAAGGTTGAATATCCAGTTCCGCTCTCTGCCTGGCGCGAAGGTGGTATAGCGCGGTTGCCCTTGGGCAAGACCACCGCTAAGGGATGCTTGCAGAACTCCCAAATAAGCATTCCCGCTACCAGTAGAGATATCCTGGATATTTTCCAGGGCAATGTGATTCACCGGATTGATGATCTGGAGCAGCATCCGATCGGTAGCGGCCTTATTGTCGAGCGTCACCATGTAGCCTGTGGCATTGGCGTCGTTGTATAGACCGTATACGGTGTTGCCGAAGGTGTTGTTGCCTTCCGCATGGATCATGGTGTTGGAGCATGGACCATTGACTGTCATGCCCTCGACGGTGTTGCCATTTCCGCAAACGCGCCAGCCGGTCGCAAACGCGTCAAACCTGGTACCTGCGACGATAGTGTTGGCATTGCATCGACTGTTTACCGTGTCGTCGCTTTGCAGCCATAGCGCCACACCGGGCGCCTCGATCTCCCCGCCAGTCTTAACCAGCAGTCGGTTCCGGTACTGATTGTTATTCGCTTCGTCTGTAATCGGATTCTTGCCACAAATGACCACGCCATTGTTGGTTGCGGTACTGACCTTGATGGCGACATCGATATAACAGTCAGTGATCCCAGCGATAAACTTAACGCCATCTACTGTCCCGGATGGACTTTCGTTGTTGTCGAAATTGATCTCGCCCAGAATGAGATTCACCGGGCCGAGCATTTCATCGTTGTAAAAGGCGTAATCAGCGCCACGATAATCCCACGACACCTCCGCAGGGTCGTCTCGAAACCGGCCACCATTGCCCTCAACCTCTATCGACACTCCGGGGCGCAGTCTGAGTGGAGAATCATGGCGGATGAGCGATCCAGACGGAACTTTGACCGTGCGCCCGCCTAGGGTATACGCCGCGTCCAGAGCAGCTTGCACGGCTTCGGAATGATCCATCTCGGCATTGCCGCTATGAATGTCTTCCCGCGCCTCCTCAGTCATATAGTCAGTGATACTCAGTGACGTCTCGCCAACCTTTTCGGCCAACGGGCGAGCTTGAGATCCGGAGCCCGATTGCCTAAACGCCACCATCCCCGCCCCATTGCTGGGGTCGGTGGCGTCGGCTAGGCGGCGAAGTGTCTCCTTGTCTCGCGCAACCAGCGCCAAAGCTTGAGCGTTCAGACCGCCCACCCCGTCAGCTTTGCCTACTGACGGCACGTCCTCCCAGCCCGCAGGGGGGTCGATAACCCCGTCCTTGACCTCTATGTCAGGCTCTTTCAGGTACCCTTCATCGATAGCGTCTTCTAGCAGAATGTCCCGGACCTTGACCGACGTGAAGCCTGCCGCCTTTACCTCAATGTCGTAGCGGCCATCCTCGGCATAGAAGGCAATAACGCCCTGCTCGGTCGAACGGAATGGATTCTGCTGGGTCGCTCCAGTATTGTTCGAATACAGCGTTGCCAGCGTGCTCGTCCCGGCTACAAACACAGACACCTGAGCCTGCGGATATGGCTGTAGGCCACCACTGGCCCCTTGCACCAGGACGCTATCGTAGTAACGCTGCATTTGCGCTATTCCTCAACGGGTTCCTTGCGCGGACGGCCACGCTTGGGAGCACCGATCTGCGCTTTCAGCGCGTCGATCTCTTCCTGCATGAGTGCCATCCGTGCGAATGCCTCGTCACGCTCCCGGGCGGCTTGGGTAGCCTTCGCCAGGTCCACGGACGATTCCAGATACTGTCTTGCGCTGTTGCGCAGTTGCATGAACCCGGGCCCGAACTTCTGAATGTTCGCGTCGGAGACCGATGCCAGGGTTTCCACGGTCGCAATCCCCTGGTGCTTCAGTTCCAGGGTCTGAGACCGAGAGATCAGATTCCATTGCTCCAGCGGCGTGCCTTCCTGGGCCAGATCCAGGCCGTTTTGGTAGGCGCTCCAGGACTTCGGGAACCGCTTCTTGTCCTGATCCGTCGCGATCCGGACAATCACCGTGTTCGTGTCTCCGGGGGCCTGGATCCGAACGAAGTCTTTCTCGTCGAAAACCGGACGGCCGGCGTCCTGAGACTTCTTGTTGTTCTGCACCGCATCGCGGAAGAACTCCACCAGGGCATTGCTCTCTTGGTACATGCGATTTCCTCGGGTTGCCGATGAAATGAAAAACGGGACCCGAAGGCCCCGTCTCGTGGTTGATACAAAGGGCTTAGCCCGCGACCGTGGTTTCCACCTCGATCTCGGTCGTGCCCGAGCCCGTGCCCGTCACGTCACCCGTCAGAGTGACCGTGATTTCAGCGGGCTCCCCGCTGGCGTCATCGATGGCTTTCGCGACTTCCGTCGCCAGTAGCGGAGCCATCCCCAGCGCCATGAAGCGATTCGGATCGGTAGGCATATGACCTCCTTAGACGGAAGCCGCGCCGAACCAGCCGCGATCCCCCGCCACCATCGCAACGGGGGGCGATTTGTAGCTGCCGCCCGTGCCGGTCGCCTCGAACGTCGAGTCGTCGATGTCCACAGTCGCCGTAGACGCGCTGATCGAACCGCCGGCCTCGGCGTACACGTATCGCTTGCCGTCACTCGCCCATACTTCCGAGCCGAGCCGATGCGAGTTGCGATTGCTCTGGTCCCCGCTTTCGACCTTGTTCAGAAGATCCACCCCGATCTTCGGGGTATCGGTGAAAATGCTCGCCATGATTTCCTCCTTAGTCCGTGAGCACGCCGTTGAACTGAGCGCCCGAGCACGACAGATTGCCGTACCAGCCGATCAGACGAACCACGGCATCCTGGTTGACGGATTGGCGGTCGTTGCCCAGAGGCACGAACTCCCGTCCCCGCATCGGGCGATACTTCAGGTACTGCGTGTTGATGAAGTACATGGTCTTCGAGGGCATGTTCCCACCGATGCCACCGTCGAAGATCACGTCCGCGTTCGCGCCCGCGCCGAAATACTTCAGAGACGTGAAACCAGCCCCCGCCAGTCCTTGACCCGTGTCATTCGTGACGCGCTGGATCGCCTGGATGGACGACTGATAGGCGTTGAACGCCTCGTTGTCGGCCACGATCAGATCGACCCGGTCCGTGCCTCGAGCGCACGCCAGGGCCAGTAGATTCATGCCCTGAAGAATGGTCGAGGGCGACATCGCGGCCCCGACATCCGACGTGCAGGAAATGACCTGGTTGCGCCAGAAGGCCCATGTGGCACGGTCGATGCCGCCATAGGTCCCGCTGGTCGGGGTATTCGAGATCGCCGCTTGAAGGCCGGTGATGTCCTTCCCGCTGTTGCCCGTTCCGTCGCCGTACAGGCCGGACGAAATGTCGTTGCGCAGCTTGGTCTCGGCCACCTGTACGCGACCGGCCAGCAGATCGATCATCTGCTCGCGGCCGCGATTCTTGGCGATGTCCATACCGCTGATCGTCACCGCACGCGCGTATTGCTTGAAGTCGTACTTCGCGGCAGAGATCGGGGAATCGGGGGTGATGTCGATCACGTCGTATTCGCTGTACGACCCGGACGAAGTGTCGCCGTCGTCGTACATGATCTCTTCCATGATCTCCGTACCGCCCGATACGGGTTTGATGTTGCCGCGCTGGCGCAGCTTCATCAGGAGCGCATTGTTGTGCTCCAGGTTGTCCGCCAGAGCCCGAGAGCGACTTTCGATGGTGGTCGCGATCAGGTCACTGACTTGAGCATTTGCAAAAGCCATGATTTACCTCTCTATTGAATGAGTCCGTCCATAACAGCAGCGACCGTTTCCTCGATGGAAGCGTGCTTGCCGAGCTTGGAAACCTGAGATGTGGCCGATCCCTTGACCCCCGCCGCGGCTGTTTGAGCACGCTTCTTTCGGGTCTTGAGTTCCGCCTGTCTTTCGGCTTCGGTACGCTGACGTTCAACAAGGGTTTGCCTGATGTCGGGTCGCGCCCATACTGCCTTCTCGTAGGCGTCTTGTAGGCTTTGCGCAACACCGGTTTGCAGCAACTGCGCCATGTCGCCTTTGACGGCTTCGAAGAATTCGTTTTTCGGGTCCGTGGCGAATTTCTGGATCTCGCTTTGGACCGTCGTTTCCTGTTGGGCCTGCACGCTCTGTTCATACTGCATGCGGGCCATTCGTTCCTGGTGGAGCTTTTGCTCCAGGTCGAACATGCGCTGATCGGCCGGAGACGCCGTAACCGCCTGCTGCATGTCGATGCCGTAGTCCTGGGCGATCTTCACCAGGACCTGAGCCTTGGTGTTCGCATCCCCATTGCGCAGCTTGTCCTCGATCATCAGCAGGTGATTGATCGCGTGCGTCGTCGGGACGCCGGATGCCTTGATGTTGTGCGCGTAGGGCATGATCGCCCCTTCCATTTCGCGCGCCATCGTTGCGGCTTCCCGGTACTGCTCCAGCCCCTTGTGAAAGTCTGCCTCTCGCCGATGGATCTCGGACTTGATCTCCTTGGGCAGATCCTTCCACTTCTCTGCTACCGCCCCGGTTTTCCAGGAATTGGGGGCACGATCCTCGGGGGTCGGCTCGGGGGCTTCTTCGGGCTCGTCGGGCTCTTCCTTTTCCTCGGGGTCTTCCGCCTCCTCCTGCTCTTCGGGAGCTTCCTCTTCGGGTTGCTCTTCGGTCTCTTGCGCCTCTTCGGGCGTCTCGGGTTCCTCAGCCCCAGGCGTCTTGGTCTCTTCCTGCGGCTCTTCCAGCCCGTCAATCGCTTTACCAAGCGCCTCTTCGATGGAAATCTGGTCTTCAGTTTGCATTGGGTTGCCTCTGCAATGGGGTTATAGGCCGTGCGCGGCCAGGACTTCGGACACCGAGCGGCGGTAATCCTCTCGGCTGTATTCATTGGGCTTTCTGGGCGGGATCTTCTCGTTGCCGACCTCTATGCACCCGTGTTGCCTCAAATGCTCCCGATGCTGCCGGCGCCCGGTGATCATTTCTCCCGTAATCATCGATTGGTACGGCTCGATATCTCCCAAAACGTAAGGGGCGCTCTCGCGCCCCCTTGGGATGTACTCTTCAGCCGGAACAAGTTCTAACGTCACCGGGTCCTGGATATATCGCTTCCTCACTGCCTGACCTCCGTGGCGATTTCCTTGGTAGCCGTATCCGTAGCAGCGTTCTCCACCTTCGCCTTGCTCGCGATATTCGCTACCTGAATCTTCACGGACGCATCTAGCTCCGCCTTCCACCGCTGGAAGGACTGATCCATCGCCGCAATCTGCGCTTTGGACTGCGCCTCCAGTTCCGCCTTGTAGCGGTCCATCTGCGCCTGCATCGCAGCCCGGTTCTGCTCAAGCTGGGCCTGATATTCCATCCTTGCCCGCTCGATCTGAATATCCGCCTGCGCCCGGATCTGGTTCGCCTGGGCATCAGCCTGCAATTCCGCCTGCTTTGCCTGGGCCTGCATCTGGAGCTTCATCTGCTCGATCTGCATCTGACCCTGTAACTTCGCCATTTCGATCTGCTGAGCGGCTGCATTCGGATCCGTGGGCGGCTTATTGCGGACCGCAGCCTCGAACTGCTCAAATGCCTCTTCAACCGGTTTCGCAGCCGGGAATGCTCGTACCGCAAACATCATCAGCGACACGGCAAGGGGCGCAATCTCCGGGGATTGCTGAGCCGCAGCCATGGCGTTCTGGATGTATCCCCCGATAGCGTTCAAGAACTCCATGCGCTGGGACTTTTCTTGCTCTTCGTCAATGGCAACCAACGAATCCGCAGCTACAGTGATCTTGTATTCCCGCATCGGCTCCGTCTGGAGCATTTGCAGGGCCTGGGGGACGTACTGAGCGTCTTCGGTATCCAGGATCCCCGACATCGCCAGAAGCGTCTCGGGACTGTAAATGTCCATCATCAACTGCGCTTTGATGCGCAGGATGTCGGTAGCGAACTTGGCAAAATCCCGCTGGCGTGTCTGCAATCTCAGGCTGCCGAACTGACGCTTGATGTCCTGGGCAGTCGCGGTTTCGCTGGCCTTCGTCGCTCCGCGAATGATGTCGCTGATGCCGGTGATCTCGTAGACAACCTGCTTGGCCTGCTCCCGGGCCTCCCACGCGGCTTGAAGTGCCCCAACAACCTCGCGTAGAGGCACCCAGGTCATCGAGCCCGCAATCCCGCCCTTTTCGGCCAGTCCTGACCAGTTCGACACAGGAACCAGCGTGTTGTCGTCGGACGCCAGGATATGGGCTAGTTCGTTGCAACTCGCGTCGTAGGCGCCGTTCAGCTTTAGGGCTTCCGTCAGCCCCTTGATCCGGGTTGTCAGCAGGTCGATCTCGGTCGCCTGGTCCTGATACAGGGAGAAATCCGGTACCGGGATGATCTGGTCACTGGTCTGAGTCGCAAAGAGCGGCTTCGGACAAGGAAAGAATTCCTCCAGCCCATACGGATCGTCGCGCTGGTCCAGAATCTTCTCAAACCCTTCCGCGACCCAGATCGCCTTCTTGCTCGTCTTGTCCCAGATCTCCCAGATCGCGCCCTTTTTCACGTCCTGGGCATAGCCAGAGGACCGCATGGTCTCGTCTATGCCCAAGGGCTCCTTCACGAGCGGCACGTCTTTGAACACATCCCCGAATCGCTCGATGCCCTCAGCGCGAGTCAGGTAGACCCTTCGGGCAACCCACGGCACATCCGCCCAGCACCGCGCCTCACCGTACCGGAAATCCTCCCAGTACACGTAATCCACGCAAGCCCGCTCTTTCACATCCGGGCCAATCGTCGGAGCAAGCGGGTCAGCCTCGGGAGCAACGTCCTCGTCCTCCTGCTCACCAGGCCGGGCGATCTCGTAGCTCTCGAATCGGATCCAGACCGTGCCCTGGCCAGGCAGAAGCCGGTCCAGCAGCGCAGCCTTCAGCCCTTCCTCGAAATCGGGATACTGGTCGATCTCGTACTGAAGTGCGCGCTCGATGATGCGAGCTGCCGTTCTGGCGACAGGATCGGCGTCCTTATTGCGCCGACTGACCTCGGCCTTGGGCGTGCGGGAGAACGTCGCCGGCAGGAT